GCCGCCCTTTGGGTCTTTGATCGGCTGCTTACTCATACCATTCCAATATCAACTCGGCAATCTGCGCGGAGCCTGACATATTGGTCAAACGCACCAAGTAGTTAGTCAGCGGTGCAAGTACATACTCTAGCGAGTCACCGTCGCCGCCACCGGCTTTCTTCTTGATGCCGCCAGGCAAGAACTCTTTAAACAACTCGGTGCCCGTGCCGGTAACGGTGGGGTTAATCACCATCGCCGCGTTGCTTGGTGTCGCAATCGTTCGGTTGCGGCGCGCCGGCGTGAACGATGTGCCGCCCGTGCTGGTCGCGCCCTCAAACAAAGAAAACTCGCTGTCACCGCCGCAAAATGCCGCAATAGTCATGTGCGGTGTGGTGCCTGGGCCTGCGGCCAGCACAATGTTTATGCTGGCTCCATCAGCAAGCGGGGCGCCGCCGTTTTGCACATAGTAGGCATAGAACGCTCGACCCTCATGCAGTCGATGGTGGTTTACCTCAACATTGATGAGCGGACGGTCAGACCCAGTGAGAACCTGCTGGTCATCACTGGTCTGCTGAGTGAGCGCGACTAGCTGGGTTTTTTGATTCTCAGACTCGCGCTTGACATATAGCACCGTCACTTCTGTGCCGCTCTCATGTTATCGACCAGGTTGGGATATGGCCGGCCAGACTTCTTAGCCATTTGCTTGGCCGCGACCTTTTGCAACTTGGTTAGCTGCTTTGGTTTGCCCAAATCTTTGGGCCGGCTCTTGTCCCAGACTTCTTTCATTTCTTCTTCGCGACTTGTCGCGCCTCGGACATAGCGATGGCCACCGCCTGCTTCTGGCTGGTGACCTTGTCGCCTGAACTAGACTTGAGCTTGCCGGCCTTGTACTCGCGCATGACCTTGGCGACCTTGCGCTGCATCTTTGCTTTGGCGTCCATGGCTTAACCCATGTAAGAGCCGCCGCCGAGCTTGGTCGAGTCTTGCACGCCCAGCTCAGAATCTTGGCGAACAGAAGCCAACAATGGACGCATTGCGCCACGCCGGCGTGACTTCAGCCGACCTTGCTCTTGCTGGGCAAATTCGGTCTTCTCTTGAAGTTGAGCCTTTTCTTGTTTGGCTATTTGCTTATCTTGCTGCTCAAGTTGACGCGCTGCTGCGCCACCGTCGCCACCACCACCAAATAGAAAACTCATAATTAAACCCTCGCCATCATGTAAAAGTCAGAACCATCTGTACCGTAACGCTCCATCAGTCCCTCGATCTTGAAACCCAAGGCGTCTTTAGCCCACCGCACAGCCCTCATGTCGCTGCATCTTACAGTCATTTGAACGCGATGCAAATCACCCGATATCACTCTGAAATCAACGAACTGCACGGCAATCCTGGTAAGGGTTTTGGCGTAAGCGCGGCTGCTGTCTCCAAGCAAAGACCAGACTTCCTCGACGCCTGGCCACAGCCGGACCGCCCCAAACGCTGCGACGGGCTTGCCGTACAGCATGGCGGTGTAGGCGTTCCCGATAGTGGCCTGATATTCAAGCATGTCCTGCGGCGAGACAATCTTTGATGCCGACAGGAACCCGTCGTCGCTCACCTCCAGGTACTTGTAGTGCAGCGAGCTGTACGGCGTCAAGCTGACCTGGGGCGGGACTTGGGCGTATTCAGGAAAAGACGTCAAATTCTGCATTGGTGATGGTCTGTGCAATCATGGTGCTGGTTGGCCGCTGGTTGTTGCCGCGCGTCATGCGGTTGTACTCACCCCCGCCCAGCATCAGGTAGCCGAATGAGTCGCCAATGTGCGAGTGTTCGTTCTTGTTTGGCGCATCGCGGAAGCGCTCTTGCCCTGCCCCGATGGCAACGCGCCGGAAGTGATACCCGCCACCCAGGGCTTTGCGCAGCATCTTGCACTCGCGGTTAACGATCAAGCCGGGTTTGCCGGACACAAGCCGCTGCATGGGGGCGGCCGCCGCCTCTCGCCGCACTTTGAAGTCGTTGCTTGCCGTTGGCTGCGCGCGCAAGCCCAGGGTGCGCAAGAACTCAAATGCGGTCACCTCGTAGATCGCGTCCCTAGCCTGACCAGCCGGGTCTCCCCAAACCATGATCGAGTGATTGGGGTAGCGGGTATTCAGCTCGGTCAGCAACTGGGTGCCGAACCGCTCCAGCCCCATGTCAAACGTCACGATTTCGTGGTGGATCAACCACTGGCCATTGGGTAAGCGCTGGCCAATGGTGGCCGCGGGCGTCAAACCAAAGTCAAGACCGATCTGGATGGGGATGTTGGGCTGGACCTCTGTTTCGCCAGACATGATCGAGTCGTCATACTCTGGCCACACAGGCCTGCCCTCTTGCACATAGGTGTATTCGCCGCCAGCGTAGCAGCGAACCCAGTCTAATGTCTTGCCAAGCAGCATTTGTGGGTAGTAACCAGCCGGCAGGTTTTTGACGTTTTCTGCTTTGGGGTTTACTTTCCACCACTTGCTCGCAGCAAAAATGTGGTCGTTAGCTTCTGGGTTGTCAGGCAGGTCCTCTTGGTCCACGGGCACCACGCCACCGGGCTGCTTCCAGAACTTCCACGCATATTTGCCCGTCATCTTCTCTTTTTCGGCCATCCGGTGCCACCAGTGGTCATCATCCATTGGGTTGGAGTCCATCCAAATGCCGTGCCAGGTAGCGCCACCGTCGCGCTTGGTTGGATATCGACCAACCCGGTGGGTCAATCCATCGATAACCGCCTTGGGCAGCTCGCGCGCCTCGTTCACCCAGGCCCCAGTCAGCTCCAAAGACAGCAGCTTTCGCACATCTTTCGGTTGATCAAGGGCCAAAAAGATGACCTCGCAGTCGATACCGGCGGCATCCCCACGGCTCGGCAGCCGGATATGGTGGGTAATTGGCGGCGTCCACAGAATGGGCCCAAACGTAGCCTCTGGGAACAGGTCCAACCAGGTCTTAATCGTCGTGGTTTTCAGCATGGGGTAGCTGTTTCGCACAATCGCAAAGCGCGTGTACCGGATGCCATCAATGGGGCTGGGCTTTTGCTCCACCGCTTTCTTCATAATCTTGGCCGCGCACCCATAAGACTTGCCTGACCCCACCGGCCCCATGATTCCCTGGACAAATGCGTTGGAATTGAAGAAGTCGTAAATGACGGGGCTGGACCGGAAGTCCAGATTCAACCCCGCCATTGGCACCTCTTTGCCTGATTGCTCTTTAGTCTTCGACATTCTCGTCCTTTACATCAACCACATCAGGCGGCTGCACATTGATTCCAATCACCGACGGCTTGTCAGAGTCATCAGGTGCATCCAACAACCCACTCGCCTTGGCCAACAACCGCAGTAACGCCACTTTGTCGTACAGCTCAACCTCCAGCGTCGAGTTACCATCCCGGTCGGTCCGGGCTTTGATGCTCTTGATGGAAGACAAGGCGTATTCAGGTATCTGATCGCTGGCCTTGATCGTCACCTTGCCGTCACCATCCCAGGACGCAATGTCTGTGAAGTTGGTCCGGACCATGCTAATCATCTCATAGCTGATCGCCTCACGGTTGCCAACCAACGTCGCCGAGCGCTCCAGCCTGCGCTGGATTGAGCGAGTGCCACCCCACCCAGCCACAGGCGGGATTTGTCTGGGTTTTCTATTGCTCGCCATCAGAATGGGATGTCGTCATCAAAATCAGGCTGCTTCGCAAACCCATTGGCCTTGGCCTGGCTATGCGCACTCACCCCATTAGTCTGCCCAGGCTGCTGCACCAGATCACCAATCGACAGGCTCAACCACTTGTCACCAGCACTGGTCAACTTACTCCACGCAGATACCCAGCGCACCTCGCCATTAGGCAACATCACCTTGCCCTTCAGCGTCGGGTGGTTATCAGCCACCTTCTTGTCGTTCTTGAACAGCGAGCCGCTGCCTGGTCTCATCTCATAAGCCATCGTTTTCTCCTTTTGGCTAGTCTACAAAATCCACTAAAAAGTGGGGAAAAATTGAGGGGGACCCCCATATCGATACGGGTAGGGGTGGGGAGGGTAAACCCTATGTTAGTGAGCGCTCACTATCAAATTCGTATGGTAGTGAGTACTCACTTCGGTCTGGTTCAGGCACCCCATCGACCCTGTCAGGCGGTCGTCTAACTCGATAGGCCACCCTGTCCAAATCCCAATCGAGCGTTTGGGTTTTGTACACCAGGACATTACAGGCTCTACAGGAGCTTGCAGTAGCTGGTTGATACCCATGCCTACCCTTGCCTGCGTTCGTGGCGTGCTGGGCGTTCTGATGCGTTCTAGGGGCATTCATGTCTTGGCGTCCATGTGCAGTTGCAGGATGGCGTCGGTCATCACGGCCTCACTCGGCCGCACTCCCTCTGCCGCGAACAGCTCGGTCAGCGTGTCGTATGCCTGATCGACCTCCTCTGGTTTCATTCCAGCTTCTTCAAGTTTTTTTAAATTGGTTGTGCTTAACAATCTAATAACCTTACTAATTGTGTTATCCGTGTTATGTACAACCTCCAGGTTGTGGAATTTTGTACCAGAAGTTGTGAATGTAGCCTGTTTTACAACCTCCTGGTTGTAGGTTGTTTCCTTAGTTATCCCCACGCTATCCACACTTTTATCAACAGTTTTATCAACAGGCTTTCTCATCTTGGCTTTCATCTCTCGCACGGTGCGTGTCTCTGTCTTTGGCATGGTGTACTCCTTTGGCTGGTTGTTGATCATGGACTTCTGTAACGCTGCACGCACCAGCTCGGCGATCCTGCGTTGTCCCTCTGGGTCTGGTTGCTCTTGTGCAGCCCTTGCTGCCCGCTCTTGCTCTTCCCTGATGGCTGGTGGCCGCGTGTCTTCCTTGGGGCCGCTGGTCATCGCGATGGCGTCCTCGCCTGTGATGCTGGGGTCAAAGATAACCCGCAGGGTATCTGTACGTTCACCTTTGAAACCCCTGCGCATGACCTCAAGGTAACCTAGCTCTTTGAGCTGCTTGAACTGTTTGGCCACTGCCTGCTGCGTGATGCCCAGCTCCTGCGCGAGCCTGGTCTGGCTCACCCATGTGACGCCGGCCCTGTTGCAATAACTGCACAGCGCGGCCAGTGCCTGCAACCCGCCATGCGTTAGCTTCTTATCAAACACCGCCCTGATTGGCACCACGGCCACCTTGCGTTGGTCTGGCGGCGGGTCCTTGCGCATTACCCGCGGCCGCTTGGGCAACACAAACTTGACCGGCTCAACCATGCTGTTCACTTGCTTGCTCTCCATATCGCGATCAAGTCCCGCTTGAGCTGGTCGGCAGCATCCTCGCCCCTGACTTGCTCGACCTCGTTGATGTACTGCGCCCTGGTCTTCCTGCGCGTCCTGGTCGGCTTGGCCGGGTACTTCTTAAACACCCACCTTGCCTCGGTGTACGCTCGCCACCGCTCGCTGTAGCTGCCCACCTGGCTGCCGTCTGGCAGCGTCTTGATGCCAGCCCCGTCATGGATTTCCCCGCACGCCAGGCATCGCAGATCAACCGAGTCGCTCATGCACGCCGGCCACCACGCCTACCAAGAACGCAATTGCCCCAACAATCAGCGCCAGCACCAAGCAGTCATGCATGAAGCGCCACCACGGCGACGGCTCGCCTGCCGGCTCCAGATCGTCCTCCAAAACATACTTGGCCTGGCAGAACTCGCCCTTATTGCAAACCCCGTCCTTGCAGCAGTTCATGCTTTCTCCTTAAAACTGTTTTCAACTTGCGCACAGCTTTTGTCTCAATCTGTCTGATGCGCTCTTTGCTTACGCCAAGCTCGCGGGCTACTTCTGAGTATGTCTGGTCATGCATAATGCACCTGGCCACGACGTAAGCCTCACGCCAACGCAGCTCGGCAACCTCAAGCAGTTTAAGGGCCAGCTCGCGGCGCTCGTAAGCCTCCAGGCTGTCGTTATAGTCTTCTACCGCCTCATACGTTGGCAGGGGAGGCAACTCATCATTCCTGGTAAACCAAATCCTGCTAACCGATCCATTCAAGTTAGCCTTGCCGAGCTTGCCCCAGTACCATGGGCGCCCAGTGCCTTTTAGCTTTTCCCCCATCCTTAGTCTCCTCATTTGATGCCTGGCTTTATCTTGTTTGGCGACACGCCGCGCCAGCAGTCTACGCACTTCCACTTGCCAGGCCCGACGTCCACGCCGCCCTCTGGCACCCTCTCCCGATTGCACTTAAAGCACAAGCGCATTGCGCTGCTGCTCTTGGGTTGCTTGCCACCATTAAATGTCTTCATTTCAAATACTCATTCACATACACTTCGATTCTCGGCTGCGCACTGTACCGCTTGTGCGCCACCATGTTGACAACCTGGCTGTCATCCACATAAACGACGTCATTCATCGCGTCCAGCACAGCCTTTAAGACGTTGTCCAAGTCCGGCTTCACGTTGGGTAATCGCTCGCCGTCGAGAGCCTCTTGCTGCGTGCGCTTTGGCCAACTCTTGGGGATGCGGTACCAAACCCACACACGCAAATCAATTGGCGTGGCCAGCGGCTCGTTGTTGCCCATGGCCTTGCTTGCAGCATCCGCGATCTGCGCCTCGTAAGACAGCGTCTTGGCGTCGGTGTACATGCGCACAAAGCCGCCCTTGG